GGTTTAGCAGGACAAAGTATAAAAACTTTAACTAATTTGAAAGAACTGCAACCAAAATTATAGGAGATTTATATGGATTGGTTTCAAAGTAAAACAGGGCAATTAATTGCTTTAGCAACAATAGTTACAACTCTTGCTGGGTTTGGTTATACAGGAGCAACTTACGTTAACCGTATAGCTAACTTAGAGGCTAAGATAGGCGGTATAAGCGAAGCAGAGGATGAGATGAAACTTATAGAAGAACGTTTTGCATCTATAGAAACATCTGTTCAATTCTTGGAAAAAGAAATAGATAATATTGAAATTCCTGATATAACAGAAATAAAAACAGATATAGCCACCATTAAAGCTGATTTGCAAAGTTTGGAAAGAGATTTAACCAAACTAGAAAACAAAAACGATAATCCACTAAACGGATAATGCGCCTTTTAATTATTAGTGTGGTTCTTACTGCTTGTGCGTCTGCACCAGTACAGAAAGAATGGAACGATAAATACGATCCTGCTGACTGGCGCAAGCAATTTGAGTATTGCAAAGATATATTCTATACAAACTATCCCGAAGAAATAAAAAGAGATGAATGGTCAGAATGTATGAATAAAAACTATGAAGAAAATACTTAATTGGTTTATAAGTTTATTTGTATATCGTTATAAAATAACTGTATCTTTTAATAAAGAGTATGGAGATGAAGACGACAAAGTTTACATTAGTAAAAAAATAATTGTGCAAACAGAAAACCATATAAAATTTAGAGACTTAGATAACAAGACAATAGAGTATAGAAGCGCAGGTGGTCTTAATTACATTATTGAGGATATTTAATGCAACAAATATTTATAGGAATAATTCTTATGCTTGGTCTTTCGACTTATTATTTTTATAGTCAAAACCAAATTTTACAAGCAAACAACGCTTCTTTAGAAGGAGCTGTAGCTACGCAAGAAGAAGCTATAAAAACAATTCAAGCAGACTTTGAACTACAAACACAACAACTACAAGATCTTACAGTTAAAAGCCAAGCAGCTCAAAGAGAACTTAGCAGATACACTCAATTTATACAAAATTATCAACTAACTGCTAAAATCTTATCTGATCCAATAGAAATGGAAAGGAAAATAAATAATGGTACAAAACATATCATGGAAAATATCGAGCAAATCAGCAGCGATGTTGATGGTCTTGATGATGGCTTGCAGTTGCAGCCTGCTTCCAACTAAACAAATACAAGTAACTGCCAAACCTATTGAACGCAAGATAGTTCAACCTATCATGCCAAGAGAAATTGATCTTAAAGAATTACAATGGATAGCGGTTACTCCTGATAATTGGGAAGAACAACTTGCTAGAATAGAAAAACAAGAGGGTGAATTAGTGTTTCTTGCAATGACAATTCCTGACTATGAGGTTATGGCTTATAATATGCAAGAAATAAAAAGATACATTACTGAATTAAAAGATGTTGTTGTGTATTATAGAAAGGTTACTACAGAGGAAAATTAAAATGCACATTTCAGATGATGGGTTTAATATTATAAAAAAATTTGAAGGTTGTGAATTAGAAGCTTACAAATGCGCGGCAGGGGTTTGGACAATAGGCTACGGCCATACCAAAGACGTGCAAGAAGGCGATAAATGGACTGAAGAAAAATCAGAATTTATGTTATGGCAAGAGTTAGAAGATGAATATGAGCAATATGTTAACAGTCTTGTAACCGTTCCAATAAACCAATGCCAGTTTGATTCTTTGGTTTCTTGGGTTTACAACTTAGGGCCAAATAATTTAAAAAGCAGTTCAATGCTTAAAGTATTAAACGAAGGCAAATACGATGAAGTGCCTGCTCAAATGAAAAGATGGAACAAAGCAGGTGGCAAGGTTTTAGCTGGTCTTACAAGAAGAAGAGAAGCAGAGAGTTTAATGTTTGAGGACAAGCCTTGGGATCATATATAAAATGGCTTTACAGAAAACAATATTTAAACCAGGGATAAACAGAGAAGGAACTGATTACAGTAATGAAGGGGGTTGGTTTGATGTTAACCTTGTAAGGTTTAGAAAAGGGTTGCCTGAAAAATTTGGTGGCTGGGTTAAAAATACAACTGAATCTTTTTTAGGAACTTGCAGAGCTTTGCATGGCTGGGTGTCATTGGGCGGGCAAAAATTACTAGGTTTGGGAACAACTTGGAAATATTACATACAAGAAGGTAATGTTTTTTACGATGTTACACCTATTAGAGCAACAACAACCAACGGTATCACTTTTGCTGCTACCAACGGCAGTTCAATTATAACTGCTACAGATTCATCTCATGGTGCAGTTATGAACGATTTTGTAACAATAGCTGGCTCAGCTTCTTTAGGGGGTTTAATTACAGCAGATGTTTTAAATCAAGAATACCAAATAGCAACTGTACCTTCTGCTAACACTTACACTTTTATAGCAAAAGATACTTCAGGTGCTACGGTTACTGCTAACTCAAGCGACTCTGGAAATGGTGGCTCGGGAGTAGATGGTGTTTACCAAATTAATGTAGGTTTAGATGATTATGTTCCATCTACAGGTTGGGGAGCAGGATCTTGGGGCGAAGGTACTTTTGGTTCAGCTACAGCGCTAGGAGAAACAAACCAGCTTAGATTATGGTCGCATGACCATTTTGGTGAAAACCTTATTATAAATGCTAGAAATAGCGGTATTTATAAATGGGTAGAAAACGATGGCGTTTCTACTAGAGCTGTTGCGCTTTCTGGAATATCTGGCGCTAATCTTGTTCCAACCAAAGGTATACAAGTTATTACTTCTGAAAAAGATAGACATTTAATTGTTTTGGGCGCTGATCCTATTAGTGGTAGTTCTAGGTCTGGAACAATTGACCCGATGCTAATTGCATTTTCTGACCAAGAAAATGAATTACAGTTTGAACCTTTAATTACTAATACTGCTGGCTCTTTAAGGCTATCTTCTGGATCTTCTATTATTGGAGCCAATAAATCTCGTCAAGAAATATTAGTTTGGACTGATACTGCTTTGTACAGCATGCAGTTTGTTGGACCTCCGTTTACTTTTGCTGTTAACCTAATTAACGAAGGAACAGGCTTGATAGGGCCTAAAGCATCTGTAACGGCTCCTTCTGCTGTATTTTGGATGAGCTACAATAATTTTTATGCTTACAATGGTACAGTTCAAGCGTTACCTTGTAGCGTGCATAATTATATTTTTTCAGACATTAACCTAACTCAGTCTTTTAAAATTAACGCTTTCACCATTACTGATAAAAATGAAGTGGGTTGGTTCTACTGTTCAGCAGATTCTAGAGAAATTGATAGGTACGTTATTTACAATTATGCAGAACAAACTTGGGTGTATGGTTCTTTAAGTAGAACAGCTTGGTTAGATTCTGGTATTGAAAACTTTCCTAGAGCTGTAAGTAGCGGCTATCTTTATCAACAAGAAGTAGGTTTTGACGATGATGGCTCGCCAATGACAAATGTGTTTATTGAAAGTTCAGATTTTGATATAGGCGATGGCGAACAATTTAGTTTTATTAGAAGATTAATACCAGACTTTAAATTTTTATCTAATTCTGGTAGCGGAAAAGTTAATATTGTTGTTAAAACAAGAAACTTTCCAGGCGATTCTTTAACAACAAGAGCAACCAGCTCTATTGGTTCTACAACACAACAAAGCAATATTAGGGCAAGAGGCCGACAAGCTGTTTTAAGGGTTGAATCAGATGATGATGATACCAGCGGAAACCTAAATGTTGGCTGGAGATTGGGGGCGACTAGGTTAGACGTAAAGACAGACGGTAAGAGATGAGCAAAATATTGCAAACTCAACTTCCGTTAGCTTACGGAGATACAACTTCTGTTGATGTTTTTAATAGACTTGTACGTATTTTAGAGATAAACTTAGGATCAGTAGACCCTGATAACACTTTACAGTTATCAACTACCGAACGTGACAAATTAAACTTTAATATTGGCACGCTGATCTTTAATACTACAACCGAGGTGTTGCAAGTATATAACGGGCATGAGTTCTTAGATTTGGGAACACCCGCTAATCCTCAAGGATACCAAGCTAAAGCTTTGGTTGGAGATGTTTCTGTAAAAACTAACGGGGATATAACAGTAAATTTAGGTTCATCTTTATATGGTTGGGGTATTGAGAAATATTACACCTAAGATGCTAGAATAACATATGGAACAAGGTATGCTAAACAACGGACAGAGACAGCAATTAGAGGGAATCGCAGCTTTAGGGAGAAACGAAGATACTTATTTGGCTCACGTAGCGCCAGATGAAATGATCGTCCCAGCTCAAGCTTTACGCGATAACCCACTTTTAAAACAAGCAATTCAAAAATCTATTTCTAAGTACGGGATTGATCCTAATCAATTCTTAGTTGGAAATGGAAGTATGGATTTAAACCCTTTAACGGGTCTCCCCGAGTTTGGATTTTTATCTAAAATTTGGAAAAAAGCTAAAAAAGTAATTAAAAAAGTAGCTCCTGTAGCTGCTTTAATTCCAGGTGTTGGAACAGCTTTAGGTGGAGTATTGGGCGGTATTGGTGGTTTAGCTACTAAAATACCTGGTGTTGGTGGTGCGCTTGGAAAACTTGGTACTTCAGCAATGTCTGGAATAGCTAAGTTGGGCATACCAGGAATTTCATCTATAGCAGGCGGTACAGCTGGTGGTTTTGGCGGAATTGGTTCAGCACTTACAACAAAGGCTGGATTATTTGGCGGCGGTCCTTTAGCTGGAATAATGGGAGTTGGTGGAGCCGCACCTGTAACAGTTCAACCAGGAGACAATTTAACAAAAATTGCTCAAGAAGCAGGAGTTTCTGTTCAAGATTTAATTGCGGCAAATCCTCAAATAACCAACCCAAATTTAATACAGGCAGGAATGAAAATTAATATTCCTGGAGGCGGGGGCGGATTTTTATCAAACATTTTAGGGCCAGGACAAGGATCTGTAGCTGACTATGACCCAGCAACAGGAGCGGGTCAAAGCGGAATAGGATTAATTGAGGACGTAATAAAAGGTACTGGAAGAAAAATATTTCCAGGTGGTGGAGCTCCAATTGGCGGCTCTCCAGGTCAAGGCGGGGGCGGCGGTATGTTTGGCGGCAACTTGGGGCTTATGGGCTTAGCAGGTTTGGCTGGTAAGATTGCTTACGACTCATCTAAAGAAAGAATGGGTGGTATAGCAGAAACTCCTAAAGTAACAATGGATCAATTGGGTAGATACCAAATGGCCCAAAACTTAGGAACAGGCGGTAGTAGAGCAGACTTTGGTTTAGCTCCTGCACCTGTAGCTTTAGACTTTGCTTACGGCGGTGAGGCTAGACAATATTTTAATGAAGGTGGCCTAGCAACAATGATTGACGAGCTTGATATGCGCGAAGGTGGAGAATCAGAAGGGCCAGGTACTGGCACTTCAGACGACATACCCGCGATGTTAAGTGATGGTGAATTTGTAATGACTGCCAAAGCTACACGCGGAGCTGGAGCATTTGACGTTAACAAAACAAAATCTGGTATCGAGCTTATCAAAGGTGGTAGCGCTTCACGCGAAGAAGGTGTAAAAAACATGCGTGAGTTAATGAATATTTTTGAGGCAATATAATGGCTGAACCACTTAATCCTGTTTTACAGGCTTTAGACAGAAGAGAGGTTATTTCTGATCCCGCGGTAAGAGAATTATATTTTGGTTCTACCGATACTCCAGGACTAATAGCGCAAGCAACGCAGGCCGCTCAAAAAGCTTATTTAGATCAGCCTGCTATCTTGCAAGAAACAGCAGGATTATCAGCGCAAGAGCAACAAGCAAGACAGTTAGCTCAACAAGGTATTGGCTCTTATCAACCTTTTTTAGACAGACAACAAAGTTTAATTCAACAAGGCATATCTGACTTAGGTACGCAAAGAGGCTTATTGGGTGAGTCTTTAGGTGGATATAGATCTGCTTACGGCATGCAACAACCTTACTTTGGACAAGCTGAACAACAATTAGGTTCAGGGCTTGGCGGTCTTTTTGGCAGTTTAGGTTTTGGCGGGCCATCAGCTAGACAGCTTCTTGGTCAATCTTTACGTGGTTACGATCCAAGAATGGCAGGCCAATTCTACAATCCATTTGAACAACAAGTCGTTGACCAAACAATTCAAGACGTTTTAAAAGCTGGAGAAATGCAGGATATCAAACAAAGAGCATCCGATATTTCTCGAGGTGGCGAATCAGCGTTTGGTTCAAGAGCTAGGTTAACAGCGCAAGAAAGACAAGAATCTTTAGGTAGAGGTCTAGGCGACGTATTAAGCAAAATTAGATCTAGCGGATTTAATACTGCTCAAGAAAGAGCGTTACAAGAATTACAAAATCAAAGATCAGCAGCTCAAAGAGGATCTCAGCTAGAGGCTGGGTTTGGAGCTCAAGGATCTGACGCTCAAAGACAATACGCTCAAGACTTACTTGGTTTAGGTCAAGGCAGATCAGCTGCGGCTAGACAGCTAGCTGGAGACATCTCTGGCGTAGGTACTGGGATTGCTGGAATAGGTGCTAACTTAGCAGGATACGGTTCTCAATTAGGAGATCTAGGCGCAACGCAACAAAGACTTAGAGGCGCAGATATTGGTATGTTAGAAGGCCTTGGAGGTGTTAGCAGAGGAATTGAGCAACAAAGATTAGACAATCAATACGCTCAGCAACAGGCTACAAGAATGGCTCCAACTCAAGCTGCATCTTACATACAAGGATTTGCACCTGCATATCAATCAGGACAAACCCAAGTTGATAAAACATATGGTTTACCTGTTGATCCAAGAAATGCAGCACTTGCGGCTGGTTTAGGGGTTTACAATACTTTTAGACCGCAACAACAGCAATATCAAACAAATCCAGCAGATCAGGCAAGAGCGGATTACTACCGAAGCTTGATTCCAACAGGAGGCACAGTACCTCCCGCTCCCGCGACATATCAAACTCCACAACCACCAACAGGACCTCAAGCCAGTTACGGGGCTCCAGGTGTAGGCCAAGGATATGCGCCTCCAGGAACAGATTCTAATTACTATAACCAGTTTGGAGTAGGACCTTAAAGTGAATGTATTACAACGAAGAATGTTTGCAGCTGGAGATGTTGCAGCATCTAAACAAAATATATTACCCTTGTATGAGAAACATGCA